CAAACACAAGAATTTATAAAAGAATTAGAGAAATCTGAAAATATTCCGGAATCTAAATTAATTATTGTAAAACATGGTGGTATCAGCGAGTCCGTAAATCTTAACTCGCTAAATCCTAAAATCCAAGGTACTTGGATACATAGAAAAGTTGCTTATAATTTAGCACAATGGATTTCTCCTTATTTTGCAGTACAAGTATCTAAAATATTAGATGAATTATTTACTAAGGGAGAAGTTAAATTACAAAGACCTATTCGTAAATTACTAGATTTATCTGAAATTGATATTGAAGCTGAAGAATTAGAAATAAAGCACGATTGGTCTTTATATACAAACAAATGCGTTTTATATATTGCCTATATTGGTAAATCTCTAGTGAAGCTTGGTTATTCTGATTGTAACATTCATCAACGTGAAAAAAAACATACTAGTTGCGAAAGTCAATATGAGCAATTTAGAATGATTAAAGCCTTTGAAATTTCAGGTGAACCAATCGAAAAGAAAATTAAAGAACTTTTAAGTGTGTATAATGTTAAATTCCATAATCAATCTGAAATATTTAAACCACCTTCAACTCTAAACAATTTTATTGAAACTATTGAAACTTTACTTAGAGATAATGATTTGAAAATAACTTTAGAACTGGTACAGAAAGAAAATACAAAATTAAAGTTAAGAATATCTGAACTAGAAAAAGAAAACTTAGAATTAAGGTTGAAGTAATTATTTTTATACAAGGTATTTGTATAAAAATAGAATAGTATATATTTATTACTTATGAATTGTTTTCAAGTTTTTTCTTAGCTCGTCTTTCTCTTCTTAATTTATTTGCGCGATCTTTATATTCTTGTGTTTTTTGTTTAGCTAAAATTGATTCTCTATTTCTAGCATAATGTTCTCTTTTTTGAGAGTTAATTTCGTCTCTTTTAATAATTCTTCTTTCATTTACACGTTTCTTTATTTGCTCTTTATTGTTTTCATATTTTGCTTTATCTCTTTCTTGTTCTGTTCTACATAAAAAAATGTTTGAATTTAAAGGTGGTTTAAGTTCATTTATCCAGTAATTTTCTCTTATTATAAGATTATCACTTAGAATATTATCTTCTACTAATTCAATAAGAAAATTTTCTTTCCCATTCTCATTCATATATTTGTATAAAGGAGTATTTATGTTATTTGAGGCAGATTTATGAGAACTTAATCTGTTATTTATCTTTTTAATTGTAGAACCTATGTAAAATTGTGTTTTATCTAAAATATTGAATAATTTATAAATTCTACCATATTCTTTTTGAATATAAATACTAGGAGGTATCATATTTAAATTAGGTTTTAATTTTACAAAATATTCTTTTTCTTTAATACCAATTTCTTCTTTTTTATTAAACTCAAATTCTTCTACTAATTCTATATTAAAATTTTCTATTCTATTTTTACGCATACACTCATAAAGAAGATTTTTTTTATTATTTTTTGCATTACTCCTATGAGCTTTAAATCTATCTTTTATCTTTTGAATAGTAGAGCCAATATAAATATCATCAGTTTTTGTATTAATTATTTTATAAATATATGCTTTTTTCATCTTGTAAAAAATATTTTAAAAATATATTTTAAAAATCAATTTTTATACAAATACCTTGTATAAAAATAGAATAGTACAATTATAAAACAGGGAACGTGTTTTAAATCCCCTAACTTTTCAGAGAGGGACAGATCATACCTTAAGCCTATGATTGATGTTTGCTATACATCTAAGACCGATAATCCGGTGATCGTTGAGGGAGAACCATTATCTTGCATAACGATTTTAAGTTCTTTACCCGCGGATTGCCCAATATTATACATTATTACCATACCCGACGCTATTAACGTGGCCACATATTATATTTCTATAATAGTTTGGTAGTATAATCTTAAGGGGTTTCCCGACATTATAAATTATCTCGCATATTGTTTTATCAATATACTAGGTAGTTATATCAATTAACATATAGTAAGTGTTAATTGGTGGTAATTCAAATGTTTATCTCTAATAGTTTTACCACAACTATTAAAGCATCTACCTATTCTAGGCTTCCCATTTTCACCTAGAGCTCCTCCGGAAATTCTTATGATATTATTGTTGACAGCAGTAACAATAAATTCATAAGTTTGGCTGCTAGAAGCAGCATTTAGTTGACCAGCAGTTGCGGCTGTGTTAGCAGCAGTTGAACTTTTGGGGACAATTGATACGTTGGTCAATTTTCCATAGTTAGTTGATCCCATCGGATCCAAGCAGATAAAATCTAGTGAATATGAATAGCAGTGATATCCAATAGAATAAGGAATGACTGGAGCGTTGTAATAAGGGTTAACAAGAGAATAATAATCAGAACCCATATCAGATAGACGATTAGTATTCTCATAGATTAGAGAAGTAGTATCGATAGGATCAGCAGCGAGATAGTTATTTCTTGAATCTAGCAAGTTAACACCTCCAGCACCTCCGGAGTTCTTGACAACGGGGGATACAGTTGTGTAATTAGACCATTCACTCTTTCCAGTAGTATTACGTACAGCAAAGAAAAGAACCTTAATAGCATGTGAAAATCTGATATCAAAATTAGGTCTGTAATCAGTTACAGGAGCATAATTTTGTCTTGGAGCTGTCTGGACCTGCTCGATCAAAATATCACGGGGTGCACAGGCCATTCTCTTACGTTCGTCATTTGAAACGATGGCATAATTAGCCCAAACATTTGCAGTAAGAGTGGTTTGAGTTAAGATATCAGATGTAATATAAGTAGAATATGGTGTAGGTAGTTGTGAAGGACCAGCACCTGTATTGAGTTGATAAACAAGAAGATCGGTCCAGTCACGGAATGAGAAGTTAATTCTCATATCGTTATATGGAAGGGCAGCTGTTGGAAGAGCAACTCCACTATCTCTACCATAGAAAAATGGTAGAGGCAAGTTAAGAATTTGCTTTTGAAGAGTATATCCAGAATTTGGTCCTGCACTTGAAGGAACAGGATAAACAAGTTGAGGAATATTACCAATCATATTGTTGTATCCATTTTGCTTACCAGCAGGAACAGTAAAAGCAGCCCAAAAATCTAAATGGTAGTTATCAAATCTAGCAGCAACAAGATCGTTAAATGTAATAGTACATTCTTTGATAAGGTTGTGCATCAAGTTCTTAGTCCATCTGATGGTTGCAGTTGTAGGAACTCCTGAAGTAAGAATTGTAACTGAAGGAATAGTAACTCTAAGCCAAGTTTGAAGCAAATAATCACCAGCACGAGAAATACTGGCAGACCATTCTTGATTCCAAGCAGGAGTTCCTGCTGAGCGACTTAGAGCAACCGGCACCTGTGTAAACCACGTAGATTTACGAGTTTCTCTTACAAAATAAGCAGTAGCATCGGGACCACCATACATATACTTTTCGATTTCATCGAAAGTAGCTAAATCAATAAAACCAGAGGTAACATTTGATGAAGTTAGATTAGACATTTTTTATTTAATGTTAAGAAAAAAAAAATTAATTAAAATAATTTTTAAAACTATTTTAAAGAAATAATATTTTTCTTTTTTAAATTTAATTTTTAAAACTTATTATTTGAATCTTCAATCATAAGTGTATAATCTAGTATATATTTCTGATACAATCTTTAATTAAAATTCTATTTTACGTATTTTAAATAAATTTTATATTTTAGACTAATTGATACTTTTAAAAAGTGATGTTCGAATTCCGGCATCGGAAACTTAATCGAATAAACTTGTGTAAACCAAGTTCCAGTTTAAATTTTTATAACTTATTTAAAGAAATGATTTTTAATATATAAAATGACAACTACAAATAAATTTCAAAAAGTAAATAACTTATTTCAGTGCAAATTAAAACTAGAAAATGGTGAAGATTTTACAATATCTTTAAGAGAAGATGGTTATATACATGCTACCGCTTTATGTAAAGCTGTTAATAAAAAAGTAAATGATTGGTTAAGATTAAGAGAAACTAAAAATTTGATAAAAGAACTTGAAAATAAGTTTAAAAAAAGTGTTACGGGAATTTCCGTAACACAAAATATAAGTACAAAGTTAGTTCAAAAAGAATTAATTGAAATATATAAAGGTAATTCCGGTAAATACTCTCAAGGAACTTGGATTCATCCTGATTTAGGAATTCAATTAGCCCAATGGTGTTCTCCAAGTTTTTCTCTACAAATCTCCAAATGGATTAGAGAGCTTATTTTTACAGATAGTGTTAAACTTGGCAACGAGAAAAGTGAAGAAGAGATTGATTCTGGTTTGAAATCTAAATTAAAAAATGCAGAAGATGTAATAGTTTCTTTAGAAGAAGAAAATAAAGAAGTAAGTAAAAAATATCATAAGCTTTATCAAACCCATCAATATTACCTTAAGAAGAAAAATTTATATAAACTAAAAGAAGGTCCATGTTTTTATTTATTTAAGATGGAAGAAAATTCTACTAAAAATGTTATAAAAATCGGAGTTTCTGGTCAAATAACAAATAGGACAGGAACATATAGAACAAGTAATCCTTATTGTAAACTTTTATTTCTTATTTATAGTAATGATAGTGCTTTAATAGAAAAAACTTTAAAACATAAATACGAAAAGCACCTATATTCTTTAAATAGTGAATGTGTATCTGGTGTTAATCTTGAAATTTTAATAAAGAGCATATTCGATATATGCGAATTGTTAAATATAGAATATACAACAGAAACAGAAGAAGAAATAGAAAAATTTAATAGAAATATAATTCCTATAGATGAAGTAGAAAATGAACTAAAAGAAGAAATTGTGGAAATAAATTCCACAACAACTAAGAGATGCGGAGGAATACATCATACAACAGAACAAAGTAGAATGTTACCTTTATCAGAATTTTTTAAAAATAAAGGTAATTCTGATGGTGTAAATAGAATATGTAAAGAATGCTATTTAAGAGGAAGGTACGGAGATAAAAGAAAAAGAAGAAAGGTGGTTATCATACCAAAATATGATATTTTGTTAGAAAAATGGTGTAATAGATGTGAAAGTGTAAAAACAAGAAATTTATTTTATAATAGTTCTACATCTAAAGACGGAATTTCATCGAATTGTAAAGATTGTAAATCAGATCAAAAAAAGAAATATAATGAACAAAAAAAAGAAAAAGAAAAAGAAACTAAAGATATCAAAGAAGAACATATTAAAACTTAAAATTAGTTATTAAATTTAAGTTTAAAATAAAAACCAGTCGCACGAATCATTTTCGAAAAAAATATTTGAACCTTAATTTGAACACTTTAAAATTAGTTGAACTTATAGAAAACAACCCTATAACTAGGTTGAATAAAGATTATCAAAAATAACTTAATTACTAAGATTGAAAAAAACTTTACAGAATCTCAACAACAATTATTATTATTAGCAAGTTTCTTTTGCTACTTAAATTATGATAATAAAAAAGATTTTGTTATAGACTTTTAACATGTTTGGAAATGGTTTAGATTTTCAACTAAAAGTAACGCAAAAAGAATACTACAAAAAAATTACAATCGATATTGATTATCGAGTTCAAAAACTTGCTACGGAGACTTGCGAAGCAAGTTTATAAACCATTCATGGAGTTATTACAAGAAACACTTGTACAGAAAAATACAATTATTAAAAATCATGTGCAGTAAAATGATATTTTTTTTTTCTTTTTAATATATAAAGATGCCTGCTGGATTTATTTTACAAAATTTTAGCAATAAAAATAAAAAAGAAATTCCAAAACTTCCATTTGGAAAAAAAATATTTATATATCTTACGTTACCTTACATATTCCATGGCGATAATCCTGAAGACTTTATTTATATTGAAGAAGGAATGACTATTGCTGACCTTTTAATTAAAATTGGATTTTTTAAAAATATAGAACAATATGAAAAACAAAGAAAATTATATAAAATAGTAAAAAATAGTATAAAGGAACTACCATATACTATGGAAATTCTTGGAATTGATGATCCATCTACAGGACATACTAATATTCAAGATACCGATAGTATAACAATTCAAGATAATATTACAAAACCTTCACCTGGTCTTGATTATGGTAGAAAGCAAAGTTACAAAAGGAATTCAAGAAAAAAATCAAGAAAAAGAAGTTCAAGAAAAAGAAGTTCAAGAAAAAGAAAATTAGGAAAAAGAAAATCAGGAAAAAGAAAATCAGGAAAAAGAAAATCAGGAAAAAGAAGTTCAAGAAAAAGAAATAATTATCATAAGTCTTCTCCCAAATATAAATTTAAATACAAACTTGAGAGTAGTAAATATCCAAAGACAGAAAAATTTGCTAATTGTGTTTCAGAATTAGCAAGAAAAAGTAAACATAAGCGTTGGCCTAAAAGTGGTTCTAGAAGAGAATCTATGTTAAGACCTTTTAAAAACGCATGTTTGAAAAAACTAAATCTAAAAAAATCTAAATAAAACAAAAAAATTAAAAAAAATATTTTTTTATTTTTTTTCATATTATAAAAGATGAATTTCATAAGTGGATTAATTTTCGTTCTGATTGCAACCGGTGTATTCTGGTTAGTACTACAAAATTTTATGTTCAATTTTACCGCAAAGCTTGGTAGTTATGCCGGAGTTACAATTCTAGATGTTCGTGGTGTACCAACTACTACAGGAATTATCCTACATGGAGTTGTTTTAGGACTAATTTTACTTATTGTTGCTAAGTGTTGTGTCTAATTCATAAATTAAACTTTAAATCAAACAGATTTAAAGTTTTATATTCTTAATTTTAAAATGAAAATACTAGTTACTGGAGGTGCCGGATTTGTAGGATCAAATCTAATTAAAGAATTAGTTAAAACAAAAGAACATCAAATTATATCCATAGATAACTATTCTACTGGAAATATTTCAAACCATATTGATGGTGTAACATATATTTACGGAAATACTTGGGATATTTTAAATTTAGATATATATGATTTTAAAAATTTTAAACCAAATATAATCTTTCATTTTGCTGAATATAGTAGAATACATCAATCTTTTAGTGAAACTTCGAAAGTCTTTAAATCCAACACATATGGTACCCAACAAGTGTTGGAATATGCTGTTAAAAATAATTCAAAACTTATTTATAGTGGCAGTTCCGCAATATTCGGTAATAATGAAAATGAAAATTTAAGCCCTTATGCATTTACAAAGTTTAATAACATTAAACTCATTCATAACTATGCTAAATGGTTTGGTTTGAATTTTTGCATCTGTTATTTTTTTAATGTATATGGCGAAGGTCAAATTAAAACTGGAAATTATGCGACTGTTATAGGAATATTTGAAAATCAATACTCAAGTAATTCTTCTTTAACTGTAGTTAAACCAGGAACACAAACCAGATGTTTTACTCATATTGATGACATAGTTAAAGGTATTTTATTAGTTACAGAAAAAGGTTCAGGTGATGGATACTTATTAGGTTCAAAAGAAGAATTATCTATTATTGATGTAGCAAAAATGTTTGACAGACATTATTTTTTGATTGATGAAAGAAAAGGCGAAAGAAACTTTTCTAAATTTGAAAATAGTAGAGCTGAAATAGAATTGGGATGGAAAGCAGAAATAAAATTAAAAGATTACATAAACGCCTTTAAAAACAAAGTTAAGTCTGTTTCTTATCATAAATAGCCCAGTTGTTTGTTAGTGGATTAAAATTAAAATATATTTCTTCGTAGTAGTGACTAATACTATGAACTCCAAACGCTATACCTATTAATAGCAATAATTCGATAAATTTAGCTGTATTCATAGATAAAATCTTAAAGTTTAAAATAAAGATAATAACTGCTATAAAAATAATTAATCCTGACAAAATAGATACAATAAAACTTGGTCTCATTTTTTTATTTTATTCAAATAAAAAAATTAATTTTCAATTTGATTTATTAAATCATCTAATAACTTATTTCTCAAGTTAATAAAATATTTTTTTTCGTTAAATACTAATTCATAATCTGGATCAAGATTTAAATACAAATCTTTATCAGGTTTATAAATTATTGCGGATTTTAATCTTAAAGACCTATTCATAATTTCAGGTATAATTAGCTGACATCCAGTAGTAAATGATAAAGCAATTGCAGCACTTGTACTATGATTTTTATTGTGAGAATTATTTTTATCCGTAATATATATGTACTGACAATTTAATAAGATATTGAATAGGTTTATAGTTGATATGTTTTCGTGTATAATTACATTTTCAATATTTTTTAATTCAGGATGAATGCCATGACAATTAATAATGTGAAAAATAATTTTGTCGTATTTTAAAAATTTTAATTCGTCGATGTTTTCAGGTATATATCTTCCCATAATTGCAATATTAATATTATATAGAGGTTTTATGAGTAATTTTGTTTCATAATTTAGTTCAGGTATACTATATGTTGGTATTATAAAATTTTCTTTATATGTATTTGAAGCAAAAGGAGAAACAGGTATATGATGTTTTATATGCTTGTTTCTTATTTGGTACCAATGATCTAGGGTAATTGTTTTATTATTTATCCACTCTTTTTTATATTCCCAATCACTATCTGTAAGTACAAACACTAAATCATAGTCTAAGTGATTAAATGCTGAAATTATGTTAAACTTAAAGTATAATTGATATAATTTAAAATATTCTAGTTTATCAAAAGGGCAATAAACGTCGATTATAAAATTTTTATTTTGCGCGTAATCAAAAAAGAAACCAAATAATTCATTATGAAAAGGAAAGCTATTATAT